CTTCAAGGTCAACTTGGGCTTCCTGGGCAAGTTGTTCAAAATCGTCGGTTCTGCTGTCAGTTCATTCGTCGGAGAGCTCAAGCCTTTGCTTCCGATCATGTCCAATCTGTCAGCCCAGGTTGGCGATATGTTCCATCAGGGCATGGAAATCGCCGGTAACCTTATTGCGGGATGGACCGCTGGTCTCGATCCTGCAGCTCTGAAGAAAGCTGCGATCGATCTTGCGGATAGCTGGATTCAGTGGATCAAGGACGCTTTGGGTATTCACTCTCCCGCGACCACGATGATCCCGATCGGTGAGAACATCATCATGGGCATCGTCGAGGGACTTAACGGTGGAGCTCAGATTCTCATTGCTGGTCTCGCTAAGATGTTCAAGTTCGTTGGACAGGCTCTTAAGGCTGTCGTAGAGAATGTCAGCTGGTCGGATGTTCTCGACACGCTCAACTCTGCGCTGTTCCTTGGGTTGGTCCTCACATTCCGGAAGTTCCTTGGTTCGTTCACAGGTCTTGTCAGTTCGTTCCAGAAGGTCATGGGTAGCGCCGGAGGCGTTCTCGATCAGGTAACGAGCAACCTGAAGACGATGCAGAGCCAAGTTCGTTCTGAGATCGTCCGCAATATTGCTATCTCAATCGCCATTCTCGCGGCATCCGCACTGCTGTTGTCTACCATCGACGCAAAGAAGCTCGGGGTTTCCCTCGGCGCTATTGCTGGTCTGATGGTGACACTCATCGGTGCCATGGGTGTCGTGGGTAAGGGCTCCAAGAAGATGGATGCGAAAGCCATCGCTAAGCAGACAGGCCTCATGTTGGCCATGTCTACTGCAATGGTAGCGTTCGCCACATCAGTTCTTATCCTGACCGGAGCTGTCGCCCTCATGGGGCAGCTGGACATGGAGACGATTCAACGGGGTCTTATCGGCGTTGGCGGTGTTATTGCACTCATCACAGCGACTACTGCAATCATGGGTAAGACTGGTGGCGGAGCCACGATGATTGGCGCAGCTACTGCTATGACAATCATGGCGTTGGCACTTACCGAGTTTGTCGGCGTAATGAAACTCTACCAAAACCTTGACTGGAAGACTCTTGTTCAGGGCGGCGGTTCGGCTGCTGCGGTTATGGTGGCCTTGGGTTTGGCTATGCGGACCTTCGGTAAGGGCTCTGTTGGCGGAGCGACTGGATTGATCATCGCGTCCGCCGCGTTGGTCATCCTCGCTAAGGCGCTCCAGATGCTGGCGTCCATTGGGCTTGTCGACATGATCAAAACTGTCGTTGCACTCGACTTCGCTCTGGCTTCTATCGCAGCGGCTGCTATGGCTATGTCTGCGGCGGAAGGTGGAGCCGCGTCAATGTTGGTTATGTCCGCAGCGATTATCGTGTTGTCTAAGGCGCTCCAGATCCTCGGAAGCATGTCTCTTTGGGACATCATCAAGGCTCTTGGCGCGTTGGTTGTGACTCTGGCGTTGGTTGCCGCTGCTTCGATTCTGTTGACTCCTGCTGTTCCGCTTATCGCGGCGCTCGGTTCTGCCCTTCTTCTATTGGGCTTGGCCGTGCTAGCAGCAGGTGTTGGAATTTTGGCATTTGCTACAGCACTTGGGATTGTCGCCGTTGTCGGTCCTGCTGCGTTTGCTGCACTGGCTGACGGAATCGACGAGTTGATAGCGATTCTTCCGAAACTCGGAGAAGCTTTTGGTTTGATGCTCGTATCATTCTTTACGGGTATCGCCAAGGGCGCTGGTCCTCTCGCCAAGGCACTCGGTAAGCTTCTGGGTGTCATTATTGATGAGTTGATCAAGCTGGTTCCCAAGGCTGGTAAACTTATGACGGCTGTGATCAACGAACTGATCAGAATCGTGTTCTCTGCTCAGACAAGGCTCTACAAAGCCGGCATCAGGTTCATCATGGGCTTCCTAGACGCTCTGATCGAAGCCACGCCCAAGTTCATCAGGAAGGGCACCGATCTGATCATCGCTTTCATTGAAGGACTCGGTAAAAACGCTCTTAGAATGGTTAACGCAGCTGGAGAGGCCGTTCTCAATTTCTTGACCGGTCTGGACGCAGCCATCGTGAACTACGAACCCCTGATCATCAAGAAGGGATTCGAGATCGCTGGCCACCTGGTCCAAGGAATGGTCGAGGGCATCAAGGACGGAATCGGCGCCGTTGGAGAGGCTGCCGGAAATCTGGCTAACGCAGCACTCGATAAGATCAAGCACCCATGGGAGATCTTCTCGCCTTCTCACGCAACTCGGCGTTATGGTAACTACTTCGGCGAAGGTGCCGCTCTTGGTATCAAAGACAAGCACGCTGCTGTAGAGAAGGAATCCGAGGAGATGGCAAACAAGGCTCTGAGTGCTATGACCTATGCGTTTAAGAACTCTAAGAAGGTTGCCGATGGTTTCGGAGAACTCAGGCCAACGATTACTCCTATTCTGGATCTGGCTCAACTCGAGAGAGACGCAAGCCTGATTTCAGCCAAAATGGGAAGTCATTCTATAAGGGCTGAAGTTTCTCGGAATACTGCGCGTGACATTGCCGGAGAACATGCGGCTCGAAATGGCTCCGGGGGAAACGACGGCGGTGGAGACACCTACGAGTTCATCCAGAACATCTACAGCCCGAAACCCGTGAACCATGTCAAGGTTTACAGGGGAACCAAATCTCAGATTGCACTCTTTAAGGAGGTGAAGGGTAAGTGACTGTGTTAACATCTGCGCCGAGGATCACCACGGTGCGATTCGTAGGTCTAGATGTACTGACCTTGCCCTTCACTTCGGGTGAGATTCTCCCCGAGGAAGAGGCCTACACCAAACCCAATAGCAAGGCTACGAACGACGACAAATACTTCGTCAAGTCGATCAGTGGACTTGAGCCCCCGGAGCGTAATGTGGGTATTTCCCGCACTGCCTCCGGGGGCAAGTTCCAAGGTGTGACGGTCGAAGATCGTGAAGTGGTTGTCACTATTGGGTTGAATCCCGACGAAGAAAACGGCGAGACATACAAGCTCCTTCGCGACAATCTCTACACCATGCTATACACGGGATACGACCCCAGGGTCGATATTCAATTGATGCAGGGCAGTGAGCCTATCGCGCACGAGTACGCCTATGTGAGTGGGTTCGAAGCGTCCATTTTCGACGCAAACCCTGCGGTTCAGATCACATTCACGTGTCTGAATCCGACTTTCCGAGCGTTCGAGTTCACGAAGTTGTCCCCGGCGGATCTCAATGAAACGACACCCGATATCTACAACAAGGGTACGGCCGAAACTGGTTTCCAGTTCGCCGTCCAGTTCTCTGGAACCGTGGGTAAGTGGTTCATCAAGCAAGCAGGGAACCAGAACATTGGGATGACATTCGAGATGACTTTCCACGCTGGGGACGTTCTTGCTGTCTCAACGATCCCGGGTCAGAAGTATGTCCACTGGAACAAGAGCCGAGGCAAGGTTACAAACAAGCTCGGTATTCTGACTTCAGACTCAGAGTGGATTCAGTTGCACCCCGGCCATAACCACTTTGTTGTCCCCAAGAACACTAGTATGTGGAGTTGGAAGGGTAATCTAACCTTCGTTCCGAGATACGCGGGGGCCTAATGGAACTTATTACGGTCAATCGTAGTAATTACTCGTTGGGGAAATTGGTCGAACTGGATTGGAAGACGGACAGTCTTGTATGGACTGAACGCTTTCAGCCGGTGGGAGATTTTGAGCTCACCACACAAGCCGTGTCAAACACCATGAAACTTCTACCAGAACGCAGCATGTGTACGCTTTTGGACACCAATGAGGTTATGTGGGTTGATTCGCACTCCGTTGATACGAACGATGACGGCGTAGATGAGCTCACGGTTAAAGGGCGTACGCTAGACTGGTTCCTTATGAACAGAATCTGGCAGAACGCTCCGTACGGTAAGAAGATCTTGATGGCAAAAAAATACAGTACCCGCAAAGCAGTAGAGACGTGGGTCTGGAATGCCATTTGTAACGCGTCAGGGGACGACAGGATCAAGGTCGGAGCATCATATTCGGCTTCTAACCGTCTTCCCAACGTTGTTGTGACGGATTCCATTGCGCCAGCCTTGGACGGAGCCGATTTGGCTCGAAAGGTTGGAAATGGCTACGTATACGATCAAATGCAGACTTTCCTGAATTCTGGGAAGTTTGGAATTCGTATCATTCGCCCCAATGGCACCAAGGGTCGCAAGGTTCACATTGATGCTGATGGAACCTTCAACGCCGATGCTAGTGCACTAATCGACGATCTACGTTTTGACTTCTATAGCGGTCGGGATATTTCAGATAGGGTAATCTTTAGCTGGAAGGCGGGTCATTTGGATTCGCCGTCTTATTTCAAGTCCAGCGAGAGTCTGAAAACCGGCGCTTTCGTCGATGGAGATCCTCGAGATCACTATTACACAGATCCGGAGGTCATCGCAGGTACAAATGCGGGGTGGAACCGCATGGATGCCTACGTTGACGGTGGGAGCAAAGATTCCGGAGTGGACATAGACGATTTCGAGGAAAGTTTGGAAGACCAGGGTTTGAGGGCGGTCAGGAAAGACGGCGCACATATCGATTCGATCGATGCCGAAATTTCGCCGTTCATCAACTTCAAGTACGGGCGGGACTACAGACTAGGTGATCGTGTAATGGTGCAGGGTCGCTATGGTATTCACGAGAAAAAGTGGGTCACCGAGTTCATCCGTGCGCAAGATGGTAGTGGGTATAGAGCTTATCCGACACTATCCTCGACGCTTTCTTAGAAAGGGTATATGAATGAAGGAGTGGCAATTTAACGTGCTCTTCTTCGTTGGTATTCTGGGGGCTGTTGTAATGCTAATCGGGCCTGAAATTGGGCTAGATGTCGGTAAGAATCCTACAGCCGTCACTGGGGTCGGCGCAATCTTGACTTATGTGTTAACGCAAAAGAAGGCGATTACGAAGATCCCGCACAACGAAGATTCCCACGATAAACGAAGAGGGAAAGAGGAGGATGAGGATAGTGGCATTTGACGACCGATTGCAATACCTCATTATTGGTATGATTATCGGATTCGTCTTGGGCTACCTCGTAAGACTCACAAGAGACATCAAGGAAGAGCTAGACGAGGTGGATGAAATCGTGAAGAAAGAATTCGGGAACAGCCCTCACGATCGAGACCAGGGTGGGTTCATGCGCGTTCCCTGGGCAGCCAACATCGCCGTTCTTCTGGTCGTGGTGCTCACGTCATATGCTTCATTCGTGAGCCAGAAGGCAAGCAACACAGTGAAGGCAACCCAGGAATCGCAATCGCTTACGATCTACTGCACGGAGAAGGTGTTAGACGAAGCTATTACAGTCTTGAATGAGCGGACTGTTTACAGTGGTGCACAATCAGGCGCAAACATCGATTTGCAGAAGAGTTTCGCTAAATTCTTCAATCTGATTCTGCACCAGCCGCCATATTCAGAAAAAAGACGGCTTCAAGCAGCTTTGGATTACCAAGAAAGTCTGAACACTTTCCTCGTGCTGACAAAAAAACAGAGGGACAAGGCCGAAAACAATCCTTTTCCGGCCGTTAAGGAGCTAGACCGATGTCTAGCCAATGGTAGAACCGAAGGGGAGCAGAATGGATCTCAGTAACAACCTTTACGACAAGTTCAAGTTGCTTGTCTTGGTAGTACTTCCCGGTCTGGCGACATTGTACGTCGGACTTGCGCAGCTGTGGGATCTTCCTAACCCCGAGGCTGTTGCTGGGTCGATCGCGCTGTTCGCGACGTTCCTGGGGATCTTCGTGAATCGCGCAGCCGCTCTGTACGGTGGCGCAGGCGATCTCGTGTTGACGAAAGACCCTCAGGACGGAGAGGTCTACCTGTCTGCGGATCTGAATCAGCATCCGTCGGCATTCGGGAACAAAAAGAATGTTACGTTGAACGTCCGACATCTGGACGCCCCGTAACTTCTAGGGTCGCAAGGGAATCATGGCCTATAATGAATCCCTACGGAAGGAGACCCCTTGTTCCAGAAGCAAAGTCCCGAGGAGTTGTCGCTTAACACGACGATCACGGAACTTGAACGTGACATGCAGACGCATGATGGGGATTCTGAGGAGTACGCTACCTGCCTGAACCGGCTGGAACGGTTGTACAAGCTTCGCGAGAAATCCGCTCGCAAAGGCTTGGACCCGAACACCCTGGTTTTGGTAGGTGGCAATCTTCTCGGGATCCTCATCATCGTCGGTCACGAGCAAGCTCACGTCGTCACGTCGAAAGCACTCAGCTTCGCCGGAAAACTTCGATGAGCAAATAGACTCATTCGTCGATTTAAGAGATAGAGGGCCTGTAGCAGCCGTTACAGGCCCTCTATATTTTTGTGTGTTCGCAGGCATTACATACCCCATAATGAAGATCCCAA